GGCAGTTGGGTCAGCATCTGGTCAAGTTCGTCTTTGAACTCTTCAATCTGCTCGGTCAACTGCCAGTTCATGTAATCGCGCTTGCGCTCGGCTACTTCCGTCTTTTCGTCCGTGACTTCGCCAATAATCTTTGTACGCGTTGGGCCATCTGGCGGAAACAACTCCTTTGATGCCCGAGCGGCAAAGTCAACGCATGCCTCTGCCATGACAGGGTGGACGACTTTTGACGCACCTTGGAACATCGCTCCGCCGGGCGCATCATTGCCAAGACCTGTTCTCTTGAGACCTTCTTCATACTGTTTATCACGCTGCTTCCTCGCCTCTTTGTCCTTCTCAATCAAATCAACGTAGCGCATGGCTACCTTGTCGAGTTCAAACGGGTCAAAGGTCTCAGCGAGGTTCTCGTAGAAGTCCTCGTCATCGCTCGGCCCAGTGAACTCCGGCTCAAGGTTAACCACAGCAGAACCGTCTGGCAGCTCCTCAATGTCGCTCATGTCATCAGGCAGCTCAACCTCAGCACCACCATCTTCAGTAGGCTTAATGCCATCAACGAAACGACCATAATTCGGGTCGATAGGAAACTCTTCAGCCATGGTTACTCCAGCAATTATTTAATTTGTGGTCAGTCATAATCTTTATCAGTAGAAAGACTGAGCGCAGGCAATCCAATACCTAGTGCAGCCAATCCGGCAAGCAGGTCGTTTTCATCTCGACGGGCAGGGTCAAATGCGGCAAAGCGGGAGCGCAAAACAGATGGGTCTGGGAAAACGTATTGAGTCTGCCTGCCGCCCAAATCGTCCATGTCAGTAATCTTTACCCCCGAAAATCCTTTTTTCGGAACTTCTTTTATTATCTTTCTGCCCCCCTCCAATCCGGTCAAGGCAGATAGATTGTCGTTGTACCAGCCGCCCCCAGTTGCACCTTGGTCGCTCACCTCAGCAAGTTTTCCACGATACATCAAGGGCATGACATTCGGCCCTGCGTTTATCTCGCGCAGGGAGGAGTGTCTACCTGTCGCTGTGGCATAAATGTCGCCAATGCGCGGCTCATCCGTCGCATATACATTTTTTCGCTCGTTTACCGTGAAGGCAGGCACATCATTTGTGCCCCCGTGGTACAGACCACCCTCATACCCCATAGCACGCGCCCTATCCATAGGCGTGTTACCCGGCGGCAAGCCAAGCATCTTTACCGCATTCTCTTGGGCAATCCGCAGCGCTTCATCTCGTGGGGCCATAACTTTGCTTGCCTTCAACTGCTCGTCATTGCGCTTGAGGATTTCTGCAAGCTCATCAGAGAACAGGACGTAGTTAGATGTTCCACCGGAAGAACGTGAGCCAGCGTCTAGGTAACGGATGCCGGGGATGCCTTGCTTCGCAAGCAACGATGACCCCTTAGCAGGAGAAGCATTCATGCCAAGCAATTTAATTGCTTCACCCATTGTTTTAACTTCGTTTTCTAAACCAGGTGTTGAGTATGGAGATGAGGCGTAATCAACAATAGCGCGCAATTGCTTTGATTTTGACGATTGCAATGCGTCTTGCACAAACTCGCTCTGCTCACTTAGTGGCTTGTCGTAATCCAAGAAGTGATGCGGACTAAGCGGGTCAATTGCTTCTCTCGCGGCGTCAGGCCAACGGAGGTCTACTTCGTAGAGATTGCCTTGAGATGCTTTAATGTCTTTGCGATTTACTTTTTTTGCTGTCTCAAGCATCTTTTCGTAATATGGAACACCGCCCATATCCAACGCATAATCCTCACCACGCTTTGCGTCTTCTATGCCCATCTTTGCAATGCGTTGAGCCGTGCTTTTGTTCTGGTGATAAACAAGACCTAACGCATGAGCCACTGGGTCTCCTTTAACTCCGCCTTCGTATACAGAACCTTCCCATTTATATGTATGGGGCGATGTCGCATCGCTTAGCCTCTTCTGATACCCAATAGCAACCTTCGGACTCTCAGCAAAGTACAGCCCATGCCCGTAAGCCTGAGCACCCTCGCCACTACCAATCTTTGAGATGTCAAACTTGTCAAACTTGTGCGGGCTGCCGTGGTAAGCCTTGATGGCATAAGCCGGTCCCTGAATGAGACCTGCCTCTTGGGCAGCGTTGAATGCGTCATGCAGCAGTTCTTTAGTCACCGGTGCAGCGCGCTTTACAGCACGGGCTACAGGCTTCGCTGCCACACCTGCTACAGGAAGGGCAGACAGCACAGCATCAATCGCTGCAGAGGATTTGGCGTCCTCTAGATTGCCGCGCAGGTATTCAGCACCGGCTTCAGCAAACGGCATACCCTGAGACGCAGCAAGCTCGAGGAACATCGCCTGCACATCTTTGGGATTAACGTTTTGTTTCGAACGGGTCAGGCCAGCCATACCACGGCCGGCGTTAGCCTCTATGCTTCCGCCCTTGGCATAGACTTCAGGCAACTTGACGGCGGGGCGTCTTATGGTCTTATCGCTGAACTCGTCTATAAAGCGCTCAGGCAAGACCATATCGTCAGTCATCTTCAATTCCTCTCTGAGTGCGTCAATGTACTCATCTTGATTCCTGCGAGGGAATGGCTCACGCAATTCAGAACTAGGGAGCAATTGAACAAGCCCGGCCTCTTCACCTTTGCCAACCATGACGCGATTGCGGTGACGGCCTTCATGTCCAGAGATGAATGGAATTAGAGGCAAGCCCTGCTCCTCTTTGTCAATATGCAAGAACGGCACTTCATTGAACGCGCCCACGTTTGGCAGGTATTCGCTCATGTACTCAGGGTAATCTAACCGCTTGCCGCTTATGGTGAACCGCAAGCGAGGCTGAAGAGGTACTGCGTAGTTCTCAAAGTCTTTGGGGTTCATCGTCATCACGGCCCTAGCGTTGTCACCAACGAACGCGTGATGAAGCGCCTCTTCCTTGTACAGCTTCTCAAGATTTGGAATCTCGTCAGCGGCACGCTCTACGCGCCTTGCGCCATATTCGCCACCGCGGCGACGGGCGGCTTCTTTGACGTTGCCAATTTTGCTTGGAATGATGATGGATGGCGACCGGATGATTTTCTTTTCAGTAAGCACGTCAGCCAGTAGTTTCTCACCCTGGGGAACTGCAAATGCCGCTTCAAGAGCTTGAGCGGCTTTCTTCAGCAGTTGCGCTTTGGTAGGCATGATTACCGCCCGCGACCAGAGCCGCGTTTAGCAGCGCGCATATTGTCGACTAGGTTTGGATATGGTCGGCCAGCAGACTTAGCCATGGCCTTTGCTGACGACTTCTGTTTAGGACTCAGCGGCTTTGATTCACCGAGTGATTTGGGGCGGGCTTTATCCCAGACTGGCTTATTAGATGGCATATGGATTCACCTTTGCGGGTTTGGCATCAACTAAATCATCGTCATCGTATCTCGGCTCGGGGTCTATATCAAGGAACCCCATATCTTTCAACAATCTAACGGCTTGTGATGCAGAGTCTACATAATCGTCATGCTCTGAATCAGGGAAGCTACAAATCTGGCTAAGGAAGCCCTCGCACCAGTCTCTGACAAATCCCCTCCTGTTTTGTGATTCAGGCAACCACACTCGACCAGCAGCGAAGATAGCTGCAGCGATTTGCAGGCGCTGCATTTTATCGGCGCGGCCAGGATTATATGAACGCACAGGCAGGTGGGCTTTCTGCAGTTCCTGGATGAGAGAGATGCCTGCGGCCTTATCCTCAACCAGAATCAGGTCAGGCTTCTTCGCGTCCTTGCCCTCACCGTATGAAACCCTGAACTCTTCAATCACTTTGGGTTTGAGGTTAGGGAACGACAGGTGTTCAGCCCAGCAGTCAATCAGGAGGACAGACATCGGGCCATCAAGAGGTTTGAACACGCCCCACGTCGTGCAGGCCGTCGGGTCGTTGTGAGTCTTCTCGCTGAACGCGCAGTCGTAAGACTGGACAATGAACTCGAACTTCGGGAAGGGTTTGCCAGCAGGCCAGAGGCGGAACATGTCACGGCTGACCACCTTGCCATCCTCGAGGTCAACAATCTGACCGAGGACTTCCTGCTCATAGAGCTTCGTGCCCTTGTACTGCTCCAACTGTTGCGCAAAGGACGGCGCAAGGTTCTTGATGTTCTCGTAGGTAGACGCCCTATCAACGATGCAGTCTTCTCTATCTACCAGCTCAAGGATTAGGTCTTTAGGCTTCGGCGTTGTAGTAACAATGACTCTCGGCTGTTCCCCTAGGCGCAGGCCGAACATCATCATGTCCCACGCATCTCTGAGGTACTGGAAGGCTGCTAGCTCATCGCACCAGGCGAAGTGGAACTGCGGCCCCCGCAGACGCTCGTATGAGTCCCCTGAGATACCACGGATGCTAGACCCGTTCGTCAGGATGATTTGGTGGTCCTGCTTGTTGTAGTCCTTAATAAGAGCCTGTGGGATTACAGAGAGCAGCCCTGACTGCCCCTCAAAGCAGGTGAACTTCACGTCATTAGACGTAGGAGCCAGCACTAGACACCGTGACTCGGGGTGAGTCCATGCCCACCACCAGAGGGCTTCAGCAGCGCTTCTGGTCTTCCCCGCTCCCCGTCCTGCAAGCATCATCCATACGGTGTAGTCCACCTCGAGCGGAGGAGGGACTTGATACTTATGCGCACCAGCAAGCCATTTGATTCTAGCGGCGACAGCAACCTGCTCATGCTCTGACAGCTTGTGCAGTTTGTCAGCCAGCTCAATCAACGCCGCGCACCTTCATCTCAATCATCTTGAGCATCTCGCGCACTTCATCAGTGGTCTGATTCTGTACAACTACAGGCGCTTCAGAATCACCGGCAAGAGTAGTTCGGTCACCAAACTTCTTGGGCTTCAGCTTTGATGCAACCCACTTGCGGGTATCAACCCTGTTGCGCTGCCAAGACACCCAGCCTGAATCAGTACGCGCTACACCCTTATCATCAACAATCTGCTGAGGCTGTTCATCAATGATTGCGATAATCTCATCGGCGTAGGTTTCAGCCTGTTCTTCCCTTGCTCTCGCGTATTGTTCCGCAAAGTCTGGGTATCTAATCAACCACTTCCATACGGTATCCATACTAGGCATACCTTCAGTGGATGTGATTTTGCGCAGGCTATCTCCATTTGAGATGCGCGCGAGAATGGTTGCTATTAGCTCTGGGGAATAAATAGAGGGACGGCCGCCAGTTCCTTTCGGCGGACCAGGTTTCTTTCGCGGAGGCTTTTCCATTGGGTTACCTCGTTAATTGAGATAACCTAATTGTATCACTTCTTGGTAAACAACAAGGGGACCGAAGTCCCCGATTGATTAAATGGCTTCAATGTGAATTGGTCGAATCTCTCGGCCGGCGTAATCGTAGATGACTCCACGCTTGTACTGCAGGTCGGTCAGCGTTTTGCCTTCGGGGTAACCGAGGGTCTCGCTACGTAAGACTAGGGTTCGACCGTCTTTGTATTGGTCCCAGTACATACGAGCCATCTTTTGCTCGAAGGTGAATCCGCCGCTGGTGCCTTTGAATGCTTTCATTTTGATTCTCCTTAGTTCGCTGTCCGGCTCGTTCGCCGTGATGTAACTATCTCACATGCAATCCATGTGTGCGTGAATCTTTTGTTACACAAAGCGTTTAGAAAGGGTGGCGGCAACGTCGGCTGGTTAGGCCACCTAGGACTAGATACCCTGCCGCTGGGAGCGCACCGTAGGTAACCAACCTTATGCGCATTTAACCACCCCATCTAAAAACTCTAAAACAGGAAGAGCGTGAACCGGGGTCGTGTTGGTCTGCTCGAAAGACAACCCGCAACCAGCCCACGCTCTTTTTAACTTACTTCTTCCACCATGCCCAATCAGGCTTGGCTTGCATCTTGGTTTCGGCGTTTTTCCAAATGTCCATTGCATAGCCAAACTGGGTAACAACGATGTCACGGCAGGCTGCCGACCATTGGGCGAAGACTTCTTGATAGCTCATAACGACCTCCGTTAAGTTAATAAATGCTGCAGCGCAATATTATTACTTCTCGGCGGCCATGTCTACTGCAGCATCGTAAGCGTCTTGGTCAGACATCTTCTGATGCTTACGGATTGCGTTGATAGCAGCGCGCATCTGGTTTTGGACGTACGGCGGGTGCTCTGCGGGGTAAGCCTCGCTTAGAGCTTTGAGCGCCATCAAAAGAAGTTCGTCTTTAGTCATTCCGTATCTTAACACATAAGTAGTTACCGTCTGGGTCTTTTGCGGCCCAAGAACCTTTACTGCGGCAGTCTTCTTCGTGTTGGATTCTAGCCTGCTCTTGTTTCCAAACGATTGCACTAAATGTCGCGATGATGACCGCGCAGATGATGATGTAGCCAATCTCCCACAGTCGGACACGGTCTTCTTCCTCGGTCCGCTCCTGGATGCTTCTACGGATGAATTCTGCTGTCTCTTCTTGGGTCATTGACAAATCACCCAGCACTTACCGTCTTCGCAGCAGGTCATGCACTTCAACATCTGTTGCGGGAAAAAGTAGTCTTGTACTGTGCAACTCTGTAATGAAATGTACATCGCGAGTAGTGCGCTCATGATTTCTCCGGCTCAAAGTTCTCTGGGTTCTTACCGTACGCAATCCCCAACAGGAATACAGCATCGGTTGATGTGTCTCCAGAGCAAATCGGACCAACCTCTT